TTTTAGAAGGTTTCTTTTTGACGTATTGGTTGCGAGAGCAGACGGTATCGATGTCATAAAAGAGTCACGCATCTGATCCAAGAAATCAAATATTGTGTGGTCTACGTCTGCATACTCTAGTAACTGTTGAATGTTTTGAACTGGATTCGCACGATATCTTTTTACTATTGCTTTTGCACCAGAGGTTCCACCAGTGATCTGTTCATCGTTTTCAAATTTTTGTTGTGAACTAATGTATAGAACTGAGTTACGAGAATCCTCAACCAAAATTGTTGCGGTTGCTTTTGATGTCTGTCCTGTAACTATCTCTCCGTTTACAAATTTACTGATAGACGCACTGTCCGTACCAAGTCCAGATTCGGTGATGACTCTTTCACCGTCCTCTAATAAAACATACGCTGTGGTATTGGTTTCTTGTCGAATATAATTTACTATACTATCATATTCAGAGAGTTCTTGTAGTTCTAGTCTACCAGCCTCTAGAAACTGAAAATAATCTTTTAGAAAGTCTACAAAAACAGGGTGGTCTGCCTGAACAAACTCAGGCACCTGTCCTTCTATCAGGGGTGATAGTTTATTTAAAAGTTTTGACCGACTTTCTTCGTGAGACATTTATCAATACGCTGACGATGAAGGTGTTGACGATGCGGTAGAGACTGTCGTGGTCGTTGTCGTAACTCCAGCGGTTGTTGTTGTGGTTGCTGTGAATCCAGAACCAGTTGTCGCTGCTGTATCTATTCTACCATTAATCACAGTATTAACCTGATCTATTTCTAAAGTCTGATTACGCACTGGAACTATGTCATTTGAATCTGGTAACGCAGTCACACGAATCCTTGTTGAAGTTGCACCGTCCACATCAGATACCGCAGAAATTTGAATTGCACCGATTGTTATGATTCCGTTTTCATAATCAATCTTTCCAGCTTGTCTATTATAAAATAATTTCTCTCCACCTGATAAATAAAATATTCTTAGGTTTCCTTCACCATCGTCATCGAAAAAATATTCCTCATTTTCTCCACTAATACTAAAACCAGTTGAAGAGATAATAATTGAGTGTCCGTCATGTGGGTGAAAAAATTTATTTGAAAAATCTAAAGTATAGGTTGTTGGTGCCGTGGTCACTGGAGTAAAAAGTTGTGCCATCGTTACTGTGGTTATGTTACTTAATATTGAATCATCTGCATCATCAATCAAACCAGTTAATTTTGAGTAACGAAAAACTCCACTGAATGTTCTCAAATCAGTGTCATTAAAATTTGATATAGCATCCCTAACCAAACCCTCTAAAGTTTCTTCAGACTTGGTTGTTGCATTTGTATCGTATTGAAAGACAACATTTAAAATTAAAGATGTTGTGATTGGGTCTATAATCACTGGGGTTATTGATGCGACCTTGTATGGTCTCAAATCTTTTTCTAGTTGTAACTTTTCTGCTCTCGTTAAGTTTTGTCCTGTGGTTGACTTGACCGATATGAAAACTTTTCCGTATTGCGGTATAGAACTTGTGAGTCCAGTTCCTTCGTCAAAACTCCCTTCTTCACCACCAAAGACTGCGACAGCTTGCGTGTTTGCAAATAACTTACGAACAAAAACTTTGTAGTCATCTGTGGTGACTGCTCTACTTTGAGCTGCATAGTCAAGTGGTGCATTTAGTTTTATGGATTTGATTGACTCTGCTTCTGCACCTCCCCTTGCAGGCACGTTAACAGTTAGGTTAATATTTGTTACTCCATCAATCGCTGAGGTTGCAGTAAAACTGTTTGCACCGTTAGCTGCACTCTTATTAGTAACCACATATTCAAGAATAACAATGTTACCATCAGATAAAGATCTACTTACAACACCATCACCGAAATAAACCTCAAACTTACCAGACTCCACCTCTTGCAAATAATAAACATTACTGGTGGTGCTGAGTTGTGTTATGTCTACTGCTTTGGTAAAAGTTGTTACGGTAGAATCCGATGATGAGTTTTGAACTCTCACTCTGAGAGTGGTCGTATCTGCACTTGAGTCAACCAGTAAATATCTTTGATCGACATCTGATGAATCAACCAAATATTTTGTTGTGACAAAGGTTCCCTCATAGATTGGTATTTGAGAAAACTCAACAGAGTTACCTAAGTTCACCGCAGTAACATCCTGAGTTGTTACGAACTGATAGTCCACATCATCTACCTTTGTTGTAAACGCAGTTCCAGCAGGCATCGTCTTACTTGAATCATTTGTAATCAGACTGATTGTTACGGTTGCAGCTGCAGCTCTGGGTGAACTAACTTCGTACCCCAACATCTTTGCGTGTGATACCGCACTGGATCGTAATGATGAACTATCGAGGAACATTTCATTTGCGAGCATATTCGCATTGAATCCAAGATAGTGTGTATTGTATGCGAGTATGTCTAGTAATACACTCATACCAGAACCCTCAAAGTCATAATCTCTAAATTGTGATTGTGCTTTGAGAAAGGTTTTAAGGTTATCTTTTATATCGTCAAAGTCTAATTCTGTGACTCTGAGTTTTGAGGGGTTTGTTGCCATTATCGTAATCTCTCCAACATAACTGTTAAATCAACCAGTTCTGTAGGAGCATTAACAACATAAAATTCTACGGTTACATCATACGCATTACGATCTAAATCAGGATTCGCACGAACTGTTACGAGTCGTGCTCTTGGTTCAAAGTTATTGATTACATCCTCTACCTTCTTCGCAATCTGTTGTGCGGTAAAGGGTGACATCAATTCAAATAGTAATCCCCTTATACCACCAGCTATCTCTGGGTGAAAAGGTTTCTCATAGGGGTCAAGCAATACTAAATTACGAACTGATCTTTTTACTGCTTGAATATCTTCTATGACATTGATATCACTATCAGACGATTTTTTTCCAAAGAAAAGATCTAAATCTCTATTCTTCCTTGCGTTTCTATCTGATGTATTCTGTAATTGTGCGTCATAGACAGCCATTTATACAAAGCTCCCACTTTTATTATTCTTTTATTTATAAGACATAGTGTATTTTAAGTCTTAAATGTGTTCGTATCTTTCTTTATGTAACCAGTGGGTTCAAGAGAAACTTCTTTTATACTATCAATTAATGATTCAATAAGTGACTTTTGATTCTCTTCTGTTTCTTTCTTGACCTCTTCTGTTTTCTCTTGGTCAACCTTCTCACTCACTTCTCCCTCTTTTCCATCTCCGTCAGCCTGTTTTACATTGTTAGGTAGCAACTTTGCAATACCACCACCTTCAGGTATGGTTATATTAGGAATCTTTGATGCGATACTTTGTCCTTTGGCGATTGCGTCTTTTGCTTGGGTTACTAACTCATCTAGATCAAAATCAAGATCTCCTACTCCATCTCCAAATCTTGATTTAATCGATGCAAGTGCCGTAGCTGCAGATTCACCGCTCAGTTTTGCAAATGATTCCAACTCTGCCTGTAAACTTAAATCTGGTAAATCAGGTAACTCAGGAATTATCTTCTTAAAGTCATTTCCAAAACTTGATAGGTCTGATTGCAAGGTAGAAACAAGAGAGGATGCATCTACCGCCATATTAGATTTCAAAGAAGTTTTTAATGAAGTAAATTTATTTCTAATGTTATTAAATTTTTCATTTGAGCCAGGTAGGTTTGCGGTTGTAAAGTCAGCCATATTAATCTCCCACGTTTACACTTGATGAACCATTAGATGTGTGACCACAGGTTGCAGAATCTCCAGCATTGACCACTGCAATTCCACCAATAAAAACACTATTAGAACCAGCAATCATCGTGGCGGCATTGTGTGGTGAGTCACCATGAGATGCAACAGAGTTACCATGCACAATCACGTTTACACCATTTGCTTTCACTGTGGACTGTGATGAACTGATTGAACCACCTGCTGTATCACCGTTTCTTGTAACTCCAGGCATTATTGTTTTCCTTTCTTTGGTGTATAGTTAAATACATATTTAGTTCGTGCGACCTGTCTTACGGTATCTTCCATTCCATTTTCAAAATAAACTTCTTCATCGTAATCATCAACCACACCAACAACTGCACCCTTGACACATTTTGCCATTGACTCTGCACTCAATAAACTTTCAGCAGGAAGATATGCCTTATATAGATTATTCCAATCAGATGGTACGTTAGTGATGTCGTGAAAAACTATTATGTATTTTGTTCTGTTCATTTTAGTTTAAATTAATTGTGCCTGCGTCCACATCAACCTCACTACTTGCGTTTAAGTCTAGGGTTCCTGTTATGTCTGTGGTTTGTCCAGCACTAAATGTTTCTGATACCGCACCAGTGACCGTTGATGTGAGTGTGCTACTAAATGTTTCTGTTACCGCACCGATTGATATCATGTTCAAACCGTCCGCTTCTGTTTTGATGGTCATCGCTTTCGCAGATCGCATATCAAGTTTGTCTCCAGCCTTGAGTGACACAACACCAGATGCGGTGCTGATTTGAAAGTCTGTTTTTGCAAATGCAAACAAGTCACCCTCTTGTGAAGCGATGGTAACATCTTTGGTCGCTATCATGTCATAGATACCACCGATATTTCTTGTTTCATTTCCGTTGATGAGTAAATCAACATCCTCTCCAACACGACCCTTGATTGCACGATTGATATTGAACGCATGATTACCGACAATCTCTTCTGCTTTGTTTTTACCAATCTTGATTTCAGATTCACCATGAATGTTTTGCGTGAAGTTGCCTTCAACCTCTAATACATAATCACCCTTGATTAGTTCACGCACATTACCAGCCATCGTGAGACTGACATTACCATTGATGAAAACCTCTGAAGTGCCTGCGATTATTTCATAGTTGTTTCCTATGACCTTGACTACCTTACTTCCGTCTGGGTGTATTTCTGTGAACGAACCACTCTTATGCTGTTGCATTAGACGCTCACTGCCAGGCGTATCGTCTATCTCATGTATGTGTCCACCCTCACTCTCATGAACATGATTGTAGGGATAGGTTGCAGACGTATATGGGTTTGCATCAGACGCAATACTCTTGGGATCGGGTTCATTCCAAGTGGTGCGTTCCTCTGGTGTACTACTATCTGATACGGTGGGTATATGTGGTTTGGTTGCGATGGGAACATCGTTCTGTTTGATCTCCCTTCGTGTGATTAAAGCTGCGTGTGTTTCGGAATCTTCGCCTCTTGCT